GAAAGAAGTGAACGAACGGTACAAGAAGTTGAGGCAGCACCTCGAGGAGACGAACAACGAGAAATTCCATATGCTGACGCGTCACATACCCATCACTGGTAAGTTGTGGATGTCCAACACCGTGGGTAGCAACACGAATAAGGGTGGGGAGATCGTCGTATGCCTCGACGGAGAAGTCAATGAAATATTCCACGTGCTCATTCATGAGCTGGCCCACTGTACAGTCAAGGAGTACGACCACAGTGCGGAGTTTTGGAAGAACTACGAGGAACTTAGGGACATCTGCGTCAGCATCGGCGTGTATGACCGCGTACTGGACAAGACTGAATTCTGTGGTCAGCACGTACAGGACCGCTAAAAATATTTATCTCAGTGTAGTTTAATGAAGACACCTTACTCCGTCCTAGCACAGGCCACCATGGCGTGGGTCTTTGTGTTCTCGATGCTCGCCGTGCCCCAGTTCTCTCGAGATTACACTATTAATCTGATATGGATGACGCTGGTTGTACCAAACCTCCTTCGGTACTCCATCGGGAAGTTCCCTCGCCTCGCCGTCGATAGGGGGTTCTTTTTCACGGCAACTGCGATCAGTTTCGCGTTTATTTACATCATCAATCAGTTCAGCCCGCACACGCGCGAAGCCATGCAGGACCCAAATGCCCCAAATAGTAAGAAATGGAAGTTGATTTCCTTATTACTTGGAACTTTCATCGCGGGTAATTTGATTGCCCACCAATTCTTCGACGGGTCAATATACTCTAACATGGGATGGGAACGCTAATTAGTTTTTAACTACGTAGTCCTTCACTAGGAAGAAGACTACCGCCGCCACGGCTCCCGTGGAGGCGAGACCAACCAAACTTCTGCCCCCTTGTTCATTCAAAAACTTGGGGACAGAAGTCGCCAGTCTATCTTGGATAGGTTTCGAGACGGCTATGGCGGCACAGAAACCGGCGACGAGGGCGGTAAGTTGGTCGTCCGTGAGGTTGAACGGGTTTTTAGAGGCTGGTTTCTCCGCCTGCACTTGGTACGCTCCCTGGGGATCGGGAGCGGTCATGTGGGCCATGGGGCCCTGCATCTTTGGTTCGTGCGTCATGACAGGAGGCTCCAGCAGCATGTCAATCGGTGTCGAGTCCATCTCTTGTTGTTGTATAGGCACATTTTTTTCTGGCTGGAATGCATACGCGGGCGCTTCGTTCTGACGAAACGTGGTGGTTGGGTTGGAGTTGAGGGGGACCATACCTTCCCCGTTGTCGGAGAGGTTCATCGTTGTGACACGCGTATCAGCCATTTATATACTCGCAGCTTTTTGAATTAATAGTTCAGACGCACACTCACTTCGTTTTCGTTATGCGCAGCCTGGTTTTTTTCGTCGCCGCTTTTGGGTCGTCCTCCCTGATGTCACCGTGCTTGGGGTTGTACATCTTCTTGTGTAACTTCCATAGGTCGGGGCTGCCCACCCTAAACCCTTTTCGGAGGGTCGCCTTGTACCAAAAGACACAGTCCGTTATTCGATTGGATTTCACGGTGTTGTCTAGGACCAAACACTCGTAGTTCTCCGTACACGCGTCCATCACCTTACAAAACATGTCAAAAGATGGGAAAATCCCAAAAAATGCCTTGTACAGTTTCTCTCTATTTTGTATGATGTTCTCCCTCAAAATAAAGACATAATCCACGTTAGCGCGCAGCGCGGGTGGCAGGTCCATCACGTACTGCATAGTTAACATGAAGAACAACTTCCAGTGACGCCCGTTCATGAAACACTGACGAATCACAGTGTCTTTAAGGAACTTCGAGTCGTACATACAGTCGTCTAAAAGCATGAAAGCTCCGCAATTGCTTTTACCCGCACCCACCAGTCTTCGTTGCCTAGCCATTACACGTTCGATCGCATCTCGGTCATAATCCCCATACACGAAGAGGTCAGGAATGAAAGTTGAATAGAAGTGATTACCCTCTTCTGTACCCGACAGTACTATACCTGCTGGTAAATGCTTTTTATGGTACATTATGTCTTTCACTAAAGTCGATTTACCTGTATTTCGTTTTCCTATAAACACACATACCCGATCATCGCTCATTGTCTCGGGTTTGAATTTTCTAAGTTGAAGATTCATCTAATAGTACCAGGGGTTTTATTAACTCGAAATTTTGCACAAGTTTTTTTCTGTCCTGAAATCAAATGTTCATGCAAACCGGATTCGCTGGTTCGACTGATGAAGTTGCGGAGCGATGGATGAGTTCCATGACGGAAATCATGTTGCCGGTTCTCGAGAAGAGTGTGATCATAGCTGGTCAATACGCCAGGGGGTGTGAGCGAGATATCATATTGCCCGGTGACATAGAGTTCGCATCCAAGTACTGCGCGATGCGAACAGTTGGGCAGACCGTCGGGAGTATGATGCCCGAAATTTACGAAGACACGGAGGACGATTCGGGCGAAGAACCAATAGAAGAGGTACCCGAGGAGGAGTGCCCTGAATTCGTTCGATATTCAGGAGACGACCCGTTCCTGAACGAAGTTAACCTGGCTGTCGATATGTGGGACGACTGGATTCCTCAGTCCCCAGCGGAGAATCTGTTAAAAAACTGTATTAACAAACTATAATGTATGATGGTCCTGAACCATACGACGACTCAGATCAGTTTAAGAAATACGACTCCCAAGATAGCAGCACGGACGATTCGGATGATGAACTTTTCGCCAAAAGCAAAAAGATAAAAACTAAAAAGTTTAAAAAAGTAGTTGAACCGGAGAAACTTTCGTTCGAGTAAATTTTTTTCCCAGTTTAATGTATAACCAACTATGTCTGCCGCCATCGAGACGGTCAACCTCGTTTCCCAGGAGCTTTCCACCCAGACGCTCAACTCCATTGTCGCCGGCTTCTCTTTCGCCGCCGCCATGTCTGTCCAGGACTTTGTTCGCTGGTCTATCACCCAGGTAATCAAGGTTCCCCGCAACGGTGGCAAGGCCTACGCCATGACCGCTTTCCTCACTACCCTCCTCTCCGTCGTGGTGTACCTCGTAGTTACCACGATTAACGGCCGCGTCTCGAAGCCAGCGCAGCCCGTGTACGCCATCACTCGCTAAGCACGCCTCTTACCCATGGTCACCACCAGGGTCAGTCCCGTGAAAACTATCAGCATGATGTATAAATATTCGGTTCTGAATTCAAAATCGTAAACATTCCTCTTTTTCTCCACTGGAATGTTTACGGCTTTCTTTTCAGGCGATGACGGGAGTTCCAGTGGCGTCAAATTCTCCAACTTATCGGTGGAACAGGAGACTTCAAACTTTAGCACGTGGTCCTGATTTCTAAAGTCGTACGGGATGAGGCGTCCGTGCGACATGTAGAAGAATTCGACACGCAAGTCGCGTATCGTCTTCAGAGGCCCAGAGTGAAAATCGTGTGTCAACTTGTCGTCGACGCCGGTCACGTTTACGAAATCGCTTCCTCCCGGCAGGAGGATGTGGCCGGTGTAATAGGGCGTCTGCCCTGAGGTCGGTAAGGTCTGGCTGAGCTGTTCGGACCCGGAAGAGAGGCGAAGCACCAGGGCGTTCGGTCCATCGAAGTTGGCCGCCCCGAAATCCGAGCCGGGCATGGCCACGTCGAGAGCCGGAAGGCCTAAGATGTCGTGCATCGTCGTCTGTGTCGCGCTCGTGTCGTCATATCCACGGCTTCCAGTCTTAAACAGGAACTTGATCTGACTGATGGCGTGTCCGTCGTCGTGCGTGGGGGTCCCCATCGCGAACCTATTTTTGGAAGCGTCGTACGTCATGTTGAAGTTTATCTTCCCGACACTTGCGAACCCAGCCGCGAGTGACGGTCCGTCGTAATTACCCTGGCTATACGTAATACCGAACGTCTGCGCGGGGAGGGACGAAAACTGTACCTCGAAATCGAAGGCCTGATTGGTCCCGCAGATCAGAAGTTGCGGCGTGGGAATCCGCGCACTCACCAATTTGATCTGGGAGACGTCATAAATCGGCGTTTCTAGACGGACGACGTAATCGTTCGGGTTCGGGTAGACCGTCGCGTCTCGCTGACCGCTGTCGATAGTTAACGGATGGACCTTCATTGAAATTAGTCGATATTTTAATGAAGGTTTGTTTTTTCTCTATAAACCAATCACTGATAAAACCTGTGCGCGAGCGGGTTGTTTTCCAGCTGCCTCTTGACGAGGCCGAGATTGTTCACGTGGGGATTACCCTGCCCCTTGTACGCGTTGAAGTTGTGATAGGGTTTCTGTTGATAGTTTTGCATCCACCCCCCGTTGGGGGTCGCCCAACGCCCATCTATGCGACTCGTGTCGCTTCGAACCGCCGTCACGGTCCCGCCCTGCTTCAGCGCGGACTCGCGCACGTTCATCCGACCCCTGTTACCCATGCGGTTAGGCTGTCCTCTTTTGTCTTCAGGGCGGTACCCGTACTTCATCAACTGCTCGTTATTCTTTACGTTCATCTGAGCGGCTGCGGTGTTCATGTAACCACCCTTGAAGTTGGAAATACCAGGGGCGGGCTGGTTGTTATACATGAATTGTGTTCCGTTGTTGTCGCTCTTGAACCGCGTGGGATCCTGAGCACTCGTCAGACTGGAAACGATCCTTTTCCCGGGGTTGAATTCTAAACCGTCTCGCCTGTGTCCAGTCTCTGAGCGATTCGTCGTTCGCTTTGTGCGCTCGTGCGAGTTGCGAGGAACAACTCCGCTCATACCCTGGGCACGGCCGGGCATGGTCGGGAGTCGAGAGGGAAGGTGAGCCGTCGTCGCCGGCTTATTGTGCGTCAGCTGGCCGACGACCGCGCCTCTACCACCAGACTGGTCCGCGGCGGGGCCGGTCCTACCTGGAAGTGTCGTCAGCTTGTATTCACCGACGTTGACGGGGTTCACGCGCAAAAGTTGGTGAAAGCCCCCCGCCGCCGGCACGTTAGCACCGACACCGAGACCCGGACCGACGAGTTCCTTTTCGATCGGGCTTAAGTTGTTCATCCGGCCGTGATCGAACATACGATTTCTCATATCGCCCATCTCCTGACCTGATGACCGTGCGTTTGGTGCGATGTCACCAAAGTTTTTCATCTCGCGTTTATGCTCGACCTGCGGGGGAGGTGTGAAGTTGTCTTCGTCCACGAATTTAGGCTGCTTCATAAATAAGGGTTCGGTATTGACCTCGGGTGGTTTCGTCTTCGTGCTAAGCGACCGACCGGCGTATACTAATCCGGCCACCGCCATCAGAGAGACAGGATCGGCCATTCTTATTAACTACTGACAATTTTATTTTTTGCTAAGATAGCGCTGCTGAAAGAGGTTGTTCTGGAGGTCCGCGCGCGTAGAAGTTGGTTCGTACGACATGGATCGTAACGGCAATTTGCACTCCATGTTGTTAAGGGGAAAGTAACCACGCTCGTACGTCTTCACCAGATGCTTATTAAATCGGGACGTGCTCTGGGGACGAAGCTCGTCGCTCACATCTATAAATTGAGCGGGGGCGCCTTTACCAGCCTTGAAAGGGGCGGTCCCGTAGAGCATGGTGTTGGGCCTGCATCCGCCGCAGTTAAGCCCACTGGGCTGGGGATAGACAAAAACCTCGTCTGTCGCGGATACGGGAGGCAGAGCGCCACTGTTCTGAACGATGGAGAGACCGGGTTGGAGTTGGTACGCCATTTATATTATTATATAAGATTATTTATCGTCTATCACCGTTAGGGGCCAGTCCGGAAAACGCTTCGAGTTGGGCGCCCCTCGCGTTCGGGTTGCAAAACTTCGAGTTGGACTTGCACATAGGCCGGTTCTTCGAACCATACAACCACTCGGCGAACTCCGTCTGTCCACCCGGGATGGACGACACCGGTTGAGTAACGAACTGTCGTTCAAAGGAGTTGCGAAGATATTCCGGCATCGAGGTCCTGGAGCGACCGCTGTCGTAGGGAATACGATCGGAGGTGTACCGTTGAACATAGGGTCTCACGGAAGGATAGTAACACGCCTCAAGCCGGTTTGGTGCTGTTGTATAGTCCGAAATGAGGACATTTCCCATTGGATTATCCATCGTGGGCTTCTGACAGGTGGTCTTGACCTGTCCCGCAGTGGGGGTGGGAACGAACGTCTCGCGCACGAGTTTCGCCTTGTAAAGGACATAAATCACACCGATCAAAGTCGCACCGAGGATGAACACGCGCGGGTCGCGCCTGATGACGTATAAGAGAGTTGACGCATATATGATAAATCGAGAAGCGGCGTTGATTCTGTCTTCTGGACTTTGACCGCTATTAGGCCAGAAGTTTAAAAATTCCTTGTCACTGACGAGCTGACGAGGATCGTCGAACCAGACCTTCATTTAATATACAGTTAGAGTTTTTTTATTTTCCGATATTGCCAAGCATGCTCCCCATCATCCGCATAAGCGCGGATTCGTCCAGTTCGCCTCCGTCGTCCTGTAGTTTGGAAGCCATACCGTGTGCCAGTGCTTCGATCTGAGCCATCTGCTCTGGGGGGAGTGCGGTGATGGTAGTGCCGAGCATGTACAGGGTCTGTAGGTACTGCCAGGTCGCGTCGCGCGTGGAGTTAGACATGCGCTTCCAATAGGAAGCCAGGTCGAGGTCTTTCAGAAACTCGATCTTTTCACACTCCTGTAAGAGGAACGTGTCATCCTTGGATGAGATCTGAGTGGCGTACGGTGATACGCCCTTCATAAAACCGTCAACTACGAGCCGTGGATTGGACGACTTAAGCACGTCGAATGAAGTCAGCATTTTTTTGATACCCTTTTCTTCTGGAAACGTCTTGTGAAGTTCGACAAGAAACTGGGACATCATGTCGTTGAAGGCGGTCACGCTCGCCATATTATACCTTCTAATGATTCGTAATCTTTAAGTTAAAACGGCTCAGTGGAAATCGGTTCACGCTTACCGATACCACCACTAACTATAAAGAAAACCAAAATCGCATTGAGCGTCGCCGGTTTCGTGTATTTGTTGAGTTCGAGTTTTCCCTCATTATTCAAATACGCTTTCGCGTGAATGTAAGCAGCGGTGATTGCCGCCGCAATGAACGCCGCGCTCAGCGGATCTCTAAGATAGTTGGACAGGTCTTCCATTATTAATTAAAGCGAGGATTTTTTATCCTGCGTTCTGGAGCGTCACCGAAAAGGACGCCGTCTTCGTTATTTTCAGGCGCGGGCTGCTGCTGGTATTCGTCCGGGGTGGGGTCGTCTAACTCCGTGGTGGGCGCTTCGACTCCAGGGACCACCTTGAATTCGTTCTCGAGCCCGGTCGGAATGGGAGTCTCCGCGGCCTGAGGTGTCGCGTCCGCCTCCTCCGTGGCGGCAGCCTCCCCCTCTTCGGTGGCGGCGGGCGTCTCCTCCTCGGTGGCGGGGGTCTCTTCCTCGCACTCACCCTCGTCGATCACGTCGGGGTCTTCGCTATCCTGGACTTCACCGTCGAGCGAAATGTCCCGTGACGCGTCTTCCTGGCACATGTACGTCTGGAGGATCTGCTGCACGGGAATCAACTCCTTGACGGTGTTTTCGATCGTCACGGAGAACCGAGCCGTTAAATTATCATCACGGACGTATTCGCTCTGCTCCTCATGAAATATGTAAGGATCCTTATATAAGTCGCGTGCGCAGTTGTTGTAACACGTCTGAATGAACACTTCCTCAGTCGGTAACTTCAACGAGATCTTCTTGTTGTCAGCCTTGAGACGAACCGCGGACAGGATTTTAGTGCACGCGACGAAAACCGCGGCGAGGAGGTCGCTGAACCAGCTGCAACGGTCAGTGATGTTATCGGCGTGGCGCTTTGACATCGCGTTGGACCAATTGGGTACCTCCTTCAGCAGCTTCTGAAACATCACGAGCACTTGTTTTCCCTTTGAAGTCTTAATTGCCTCGTTGTACATTTCCTGGAAGACTTCAATCATCGCGGGGGTCATGATCAAACACATCTGTGCCAGATACTCCTTCTTCGCCTCACAGAGTACGTTGAGGTTTTCACTCATAGTTGTACTGTAGCTGCATAAATTTATAGCCAAACTCTCACGCGCCTCCCCGCCTGTACCGATTCGCGATTTTTTTGAGATTCATCAAGTTGGGAAAATCTTCCTCGTCAACATCGACCTTCTCGCGAAGTTCTTTTCT